ATCTCGCTCGCTAATAGCACGTCACCTGTGCTGAATGGAAATCCGGTTGCCATGTTTCTCCTTAGTAGCTTAAAGCATCGGTGTCAAGTATACCTTGTGATGCGCTGTCCAGTATGAAGCCGTCAATCAAAGACTCACCTGTGTAGACCGTGGTGGTGAACTTGCGGTGAGTAATGTCGTGGTGAAGCCCCTGCACTAGCAGGGTTTGGGTAATGCTTGTTGAACCAGGCATAACCTTTGTAATATCTACGCAGTCCATCAGCTCTATGGCTAGGCCAGCTGTCACGCGGCTTACGTCATCGCCATCTTCCAGGTTTAGCAATATGGAGTCAATGCGGGTTTCGGTTTCCTTGCGCGTTGAGAGTAGCATTTCGGCCATGTCCAGGGCTTCTGCATCGGTCTGTACCAGGATGCCGTCACGGTTGCCTGAGTGGATAAAGTATTTGTCTATGCTGTCTTGGTCGAATACGTTTTGAGCTGAGCCGCCTGAGCGGGTAACCGTTACGTCATTTACAACCAAGCTGTCATCTAGGGCTACAACGGCGCTTTGAAAGGCTATACCTGTGCCATCGTCTGCAAAGTCGTATACAGGGCTGGCAAGGCTTGACGTGACATGTGAACGGCTATTAAAGGTAACGCGACCTTCTGCATCCAAGAACAATTCGCCAAACTCAGACTTCTTGACCAATTCAAGTGCATCTAAAGCTTTGCGCTGTGTGCCTGGGTCTGCCTGTAGCGTAGAGTCGCCAGCATCTATATCACGCAAGGTGGCTGGATAATCAAGCTCATCAAGTATTGCATTTATCCGAGCGCCTGAGAGCTGAACGCCTGAACCTGGCACGCTGGTTATTTGAGCTGTGGTAAATAGGCGCAAGGCATCTACGCAGCGGAAGGTGACACGGCTGAACTCATCTGAGCCTATGGCAAAGCCGGTATCGTAATTAGTTATGAAGCCTGTAAATAAGACGTAGGTGCTGCCGTTATATTCGGCTTCTACCTGTATCTTGCGTAGCGGTACAAGGTCGCCATAGTAAGGCGAGCTGGGATTACTAGGGTTAAAATCACCGTTTTGGTCAATGATGGTTACGTTCGCTGTGCCAGCTTCAAACTCATTGAGCAAGCGCTGGCGACCACGGCGAATAGATACAGCCCAAATGAGGTTCGAAATGTCAACGTTAGCGTTGGCGCTTGTGCCTAGTTGGTTGGTATCCAAGATGCCGTTGGTAACCGAATCAAGAATGAACGGTTCGCCAACAAAGGCAACTCCATTGGAGAAGTCAATGGATGCTTTGATAACTGGCGCTGCTGGCACTAAATCGCCACCTGGTTGAAGGTCAGTCTGCCACCGCTGCGCTGATATTGGTACTGCTCGTTAATGATGGTTTGTGCTAAGTCGTACTCGCTTATCACGTTGCCTTCAACGGTCACATTGACTGTGGTACTAGGCGTAACGCTTGAAAGTATCGTGGATGCTTCAAATTCAGCCATAGCAGCATCAAACTCAGCCATGAGTGCATCTATTTCGGCAACCGCAGAATCGGCTTCTGCTAGTGCGACTGATGCAGCTTCCTCAGCTGCAAGGGCATCTGCAACGGCAATATTGGCTGCCGCTAAAGAACCTGCTGGGGTTGACATGTCAATACCAGCCCACGGCAAGCTAGGAGCTGCCAATTTCGGCTGATTCGCTAAAGCGCCATTTATGTAGACATTGTTGGCATTGACATTCATACTGTCTAACTTAGTGACAGTCATCTTGTCTTGGTCTAGCTTCAAGCCTTTTTCTGCAAATAGCACGTCAATTGGGATTTGGAAGTCAAGCTCTTTCAAAAGATACTGAATACGCTGAATCACGCTCGGCCAGTCAGTAAATGGGTTCTCAGCCATCTCAGGCAAGCGAGCTAATAGGTCTGCAAGCTCAGCAGCCTGGGCTTCGGCTTCTTTGAGTAATCCAGTATATTTAATAACATTGTCAGCGTTCTCATTGAGAATCGCGCGCTGTAGCTTTAGGCGGTATTCCTCTACGTCATTTATCTTGCCCTTTAGCGCAGCTTCAATTTGGATGCGCTCTAGGTCAAAGCCCTTCTGAGCTTCTGCGATTATCTTTTGGTTCTTCTTTTCTTTCTCCAAAAGGGCTGCAATCTTCTCGCGGTCTTTGCGTATCTTATTTGTTTTGGCTTCTTCTTCTTTGAGGTACTTGGCTCGCTCGCGGTTGGTTGCGCGCAACTTGGCGGGGTCTACACGGCCTTGTCCTAATTGCTCCAAACGGAACTCAGCCAATTGCTCTGAGGTAGCAAATAAACCTTGCTTCCAAAAGCGCTGGAAATAAGCAACTGCTGAACCGGCAAAGTTAAACGCACGCGCTACATAACCAGCCGCATCACCAATATTTTGTAATGCTCTGTCAAAATCACCTTCACCTACACGTTCTAAAGCCTGTACGAAACCTTTACCTATTTGCTCCTGGGCATCGCCAAAAGCAATATTTAGTTTGTCTAACTTACCCTGGTATGTATCGGCAGCAGCAGCAGCCGAACCGCCAAACTGATTGGTCAGCAATTGTAATGACTTGTCAAAACCGGCTGCTTGCAATTCGGCACTTGTGTAGCTGTTTTGCAACTTACCAAGTGAAGCAAAATTACCGTTAAAGGCGCGAGATAGTGCGGTAACTACGCTACTTAAATCTCGACCTGTACCCACGCTAATATCCATCGCAGCGGCTAGTAATTCCTGCGACTTGGTAACGCTAAGGGTTGTATTTGCTAATTGTTGAAAGGCTGGGTATAGCTGCTCTTTGGCAATTGCGGTGGACTTTTCTAGCTGGTCAAGGAACGCATCAACGCCTATACCTTCATAACGTAATCCAAGATTATCCAGCGCCTTTGAAAGTTTCTGCACCTGAGCATCTTGCGCCGCAAATTCTTTGACTGAGCGCTTTAGTGCAGATATACCTGCTACAGCGACAAACGCGCGAGCAGCTGAACGCTTTAGATTATCAAATGAGCGTGTTAGACCCCATGTAGATTTTTGTGCGCGCTTAAATTCTTTGTCTTTGAACTCACCTATGATGCGTACAAAAATGTTACTCACGCTGCGCTCCTCATATCATAAATGACAGAATTTCGATTGAACTCACGCTTGGCATCTTCTATAGCCGCCATGATTGCATCCAGCGCTTTGCCTTGATTCTCAGCATAAGCGGCATACAGTAAGCGACCTTCGGTCTTTTTACTGCTCTTGCCCTTAAAATTCTTCATCGTTCCCATGTTGGAGTCTAGGCGTTCTATCATCATCTGACCGGCGCGTGGGTTATCGCTTAATGAATCTTTGCTTGTGCGTACAGTCACAAACTTACTACCAAAGCGTTTGTTTATTTCGACCTGGTGGCGTTGAGGTCTACCATAAGGATTGGTACGGCCAGCCGTTTCTGCAATCGCTCCAGCAGGGTTTTTGTTAAGCAAAGTAATCATTGACACATAACCGGATTTTGTTTTCTTTTGTCTTGCTAAAGAATAAACTAAACCCTTGCGTATAGCTCCAGCATCATACCGTGGAAAATAACCGCCGGTGGATGGAGCAGGATTCACGCCCACATAATTTGACCAATTGTCCGGCGCACCAAATATAGCATTGGGAACTTTGGCTCTTGCATCTTTGATAATAGGCGTTAACTCAGCCTTGATGCGGTTATTCATGTTCTTGGCAATATGCGGTGATAACTCTTTTAGGGCTTTCCTAAACCCTGCGAGTCCTTCTACCACGACTGCCATTTTGCGCCTGTTTCTCTCTCGCTTGTGTCTTAAACACCTCTAGTATGGCTTTGAGCATGGATGAATCCATCTCTATCCACTCTTTCGGTGGGATGCCGGTATGTACGACCAACTGCGCGATTCTGTACGTTAGAGAATCGCGCGTTAGCCATTTGGGGAGTCATCCGCTACCACTTCTACCTCTTTCAAGGTTTCTAGGAATGGTAGACCGAAGGGCTTGACATCCGGTGCATCAGACCGGCGCAAGCACTCCCAGGCAAGCCAGTAAATGTGTTCTTGCTTCTCATCCTCGCGAAAGGCTTTATGAAAGCCTTTGCGGAACTGCTGCTCAAACGCATACTCCACGGCGGGAGTTACTTCATGTGTAGTAACCGTTCCGTCTGCCCTTGTGATTTTCAAGCTTGCCATGTTGCCCCTTTTCTTAAACTAGAACGTGCCTGTGTCGGCTACTGTGACTGGGGAGTTTACCGTAAAGGTGATATCCATAGTCGCCATGTCGCCTGTTGCGCCGTTGATAGGTGTTAGGTTGTTTACCAACAAATCACCAGTCCAAAGTTTGTTTGTAGCTGAAACAGCTGAGCCTGTGTCTTGGATTAGCTTCCAGCCAATCGTTGTACCGTAAGCATCTGACAATGTGTCAAGAACGCTGGCAGCACCCTGGTCATTTAGGAATGAAATCGTGATTGTTGCAGACTCTAAGCCCTTAACGAACTTGTGAGAAGTATCGCCCATCGCGGTTACTTCAAGCTCATCAAATGCCTGGTTGAGTGTGACAGAGGTCACGTGGTCGGACAAATCAACCGAATTCAGTTTGACTCCGACCTTGTTATTCAAAGTAATAGCCATTGACTATTCCTCATCTTTCTTTGCGGTTGGTTTGGGTTTCGGTGTTTCTGCGATTGGCTTTACTTGACCGATTTTCTTCAAGAAAGCATCGCGCTCTTTGTTATCAGTCATGACTAACTCCAATCTGAGAGAACGCTGATTTGGACTTCACCGCTGAGCAGGTCACCTGCTGTGGCGGTCAAGACTGCTGGGGCGCTAAAGTTCCCAATCGAATATGCGATTGCGGATGCCTCTAGCTTCTGAACTATTTTGAGGTAGAAATCTTCAATGTTGGTTAGGTTGCCTTGATTGTCAAACATAGGCGCTAGAACCACTAGTTTGAAATTGACCTTTGGTTTTACAGTTGCGTAATGGTCATTTGACGGCTCAATGTATGGGTCACCTGGTTGCACAATGATTGAGTTGGCTAACGGCGTGGCTGGGGGAAAACTAAAGACCTGCCACACGTTATTGTCCACTAGTGCAGTCGCGATTGTTCCCCGCAGGGTCG